CGTATTTTCCATTAAACTTTGCCATATATCCCCCTAGTTAATTACGTACTCAATTACCAGACAAACAGCACCAACAATGCCGCTACTCCATACTGCTAATAGTCTCAAGGTCTCTAATTGCATATATAGCTCCGTAGTTGGTTAGTTAATCTTTGCCATCTCAGTATCAACATCGGCAGTCTTAACTACCTTGCCCATACAAATAATGCCTTCGCCTACCCAACGAGTATGGTAGCCAAGCGCTTTTAGTTGCAGATACTTTTCAATGTCATCCTTAACTTTTACTTCAATTAGAGTGTTGCCAGTCATATAATTACCCTCACTAGTTACATCGGACTATCCGATCTATCGGGTACCCCTTGAGATACCCTGTAGAGCGTCGATTAGTCAGACTGGCCATCTTCGTAACAACTAATGCCAATGCTGCGTAAGTTTTTGGCTATCGCTGCTGCCTTTTCCCATGCGTCACCTGTCGCATTGTCATAACCTATGTATGCAGCTCGTTTCCCTACACCATAAGCTTCATTCAAATACCGGATGCCACATCGGTGTAAAGCTCGCTTGACCTCGTTTAACTCTCTAGTAGCCATCTTGCTAAAACAAACATAAGCTCTGCCGCATCCGCCGACGCTGCCTTTACCCTTGGCAGTTAAACCATTGGTAATCATATCCACAATTTGGTTCTCTCGATCTGTAGCCATATATATCTCCCTAGTTAACTAGCACTATCGCTAGTCTATTAGGTACTCCGGAGAGTACCCTGTAGACTGTCGAGTTAGCGCTCCAAGCTCATATGTAACGAATCAGCCGCTAGGTTGCAGCGTACACAATTGACGCCGACTAACTTGAGGAGCCGACGACCAAAACAATCACGACCGAACAAGCCGTACTTTGGGAATCTGTAACCTGTGTTTAGAAGTATTCGAGCAACGATTGAAGTCATATATATCTCCGTAGTTACAATGAGTTACTTACTCAATACAAAAAAGTTTACAGCATATGAGATGCTGATGCAAGTATAATCGGCATAGTTTTTTTGCGCTTTAATGAAAAATAGTTTACTGGTGAGATATGCTAGGGTTCACAGTGAGCCATCCTCGAAAGAATAAATTCTACGTCCCGCCGTGTACAATCCTTGAAGGGTTCAGACATACCCTGCGTAGTTCCAGGGGTAACCTATACCGAGCAGTACGCTATCATCTCAAGATGGGTAGGAGTGAGTTCGCTAAACATATCGGTGTATCATATGGCTCATTACGCTACCGTGAGCGCACTAAACAGCTGTATCACCCCATCGAGATAGGCGTACTCTTTAATGCTAGCGGTATGACATGGGATGAGTTCGGACAGTTACTCAATGATATCGCATAGTTACGGGGGCCGCGGCCCCTCCTACATGGTTACGAGTATTGGAAAACTAGTTACCTATCCGATATTCGGTAATGATTCCAACTACATAGGATTCCCTGGCATGGCTACAGTTTCCAAAACGAAAACGATTTCGAAAGTCAGGCGGGTACCGGTTATGTCTATATCCCATCACTCACATAAAAATCCCAGTACATTACTCAAACATTGTTCTGCCTACGCCTAATAGAGTTTTTATGACTGAAGACGATTTGAAACGAGATGAAGTTGCTGGGGTTGAGCCTAGTATAAAAAATCCTGAAGTAGAGGTATTGCCGCCAGTGTTGCGTGAGATACCGCATACGAGGCACCACGTTAAGAATGAGCAGCTTGGGTTACAGATACGGGACTTAGCCAGGCTAGGTCTTTCTAAGTCGTCTACGGCGCTTGCAGCACGTTTATCGACGCATTTGCTGGAGAAGTATTACCTAGAGGAGTTTTTGGAGGGTCAGGCTGAGATGCAGCGTGGTTTAGCTTCTGTAGCTGTAGCTGAGGCTATGAATGGTAATACGCCTGTCTTGCTGCACTTGCTAAAGACTAAGCTAGGGTGGAGCGAGCAGCATCAGATTGAGATTTCTGGTGAGGTTAAGAGTGTGGTTAGTTCCAAGCCATTAACGAAGGAAGAGTTTATAGCTCGTTATTTGGACAAGGAATGAGGCGTAAGAAAGTTGTAGTTGAGCGGGTGAGGTACTTTAGGTGTCCTTACTGCAAGGTAGTTGGCATGGAGGTTCCTACTAGAGACGTGTTTAGTTGCAGGATTAGGTTTTGTAGGGGTGTGATTGAGGTAAGTAAGCACGAGGTAACTAAAGAGGATTACGACAGGGTATGGGGATAGAGCACAGGCTTAAAGAGAGTGATGTTGAGGTTAAAAGGTGTCCCAGTTGCGGGTATATCAGTACGGTTAAGGTAGAGGATGATAAGCCTTATGTTAGCTTACAGGCTGGTGCTACTGGACCTTACTTTGTGTGCCAGAACTTTAAGTGTAACGTAGAGCGGATTTATAGCGATAATGCGGTGATGGTGAGTGGAAAGTGATAAAAACCCCTATAATTGAACACTGGGAGGATTTGGGTTTTACGGCAGTTATAAGTTGGGATGGCGACGATCCAGCGGCAATAGATTTTAAGTTGTATAAAATGACTGATATATGGAACGGGAATCCAGTTTGGGAACGTCATGATAAAGATTGTTACAATACAAACAAATTAGAGGAAGCTCGTGTCTATTTGGATGGTTTTATAAAATGGGATGGGTGTAGCAACTGGCGATTTGTACAGCAAACCAATGTAATGCTGCACTTTTGCAGCTTAAAAGAAATGCAAAACATAGGGGATGTTTTTACTCGCTGCTGGACTATGACTGAAGATTTACTGCCAAGGTTTGAAGGGGATAGTGGACGATAGGTTTACAGAGCATAGGGCTGATGAAAACATTATCTGGTCGCCTCAACCTGGCGCACAGGAAACTCTAGTAAACTGCCCCATTACCCTTATTGGCTTCGGTGGTGCCCGTGGAGGCGGTAAAACTGACGGGGTATTGGGTAAGATGGCAGTAGACCAAGAACGCCTTGGCGCTGATTTTAACGCTATTTTCTTTCGTAAAGAACTACCCCAGGCTGATGACCTTATTGAGCGAGCCAAACAGATTTACCTACCCTTAAAAGCTCATTGGCAGGACCAAAAGAAACAGTTCACTTTTGTTAATGGTGGACGCTTACGGTTTAGACCATTAGCTAATGACGCTGATGCTGAAAAGTACCAAGGACAATCGCTATCCCACGCCGCTATAGAGGAGGCGGGAAACTACAGTGACCCTAGCTGTATTTGGAAGTTATTCGGAGCACTCCGAGGTAAGGGCGGTGGTCAGGTTATTCTTACCTTTAACCCAGGTGGTGTAGGTCATAGCTGGCTTAAAGAGTTGTTTATTAGACCAGCTCCCAAGGGCATGAAGGTCTTAGAAAAGATACTGCCTAACGGTGCTAAGTTTGATTATATCTACATACCAAGCAGGGTAGTTGATAACCAAATCTTGTTAGCTAGAGACCCAGAATACATCAACCGATTGCACATGGTTGGTAGTCCTGAGTTAGTACGGGCGTGGCTAGAAGGAGACTTTGAGATACATGAAGGTAGTTACTTTCCAGAGTTTAGCTCTAAACATATTATTGCTCCTTTCAATGTACCAAAGCACTGGCCCCGTTATATGGGGTTTGATTGGGGTTATAGCAGTCCTTTTGCTGCTGTCTGGGGTGCTGTTAGCTCTGGACGTGATGATGGAGGTAATGAGGTTCCGTATCCAAAGGGAAGTCTTATTGTCTATCGAGAAATGTGGGGAAAAGGAGTCGATAACGTCGAGCAAGCTACTCGAATCGCTTCAGCATCCGTGGGAGAAAATCCAATAGCTGTAGCTGACCCGTCAATCTTTAAGTGTGATGGTGGTCCCAGTATCAATGAGCAATTTGCTACGGTGTTTGCCAAGTACAAACATCCCCCTTTTAGACGAGCCGATAACGACCGAATCAGTGGCTGGTCTCAAATACGACAACGGTTAGTCGCTAAGCCTCCGCTACTCTACATTTTTGCAACTTGCCCATACCTCTTAGAAACTCTACCATCCATGTCAATAGATAAACGTCACCCAGAGGATTTGGATACGACTGGTAATGACCATGCCGCAGACGCTTTACGCTATATGTGCAAAGCAAGACTTATAGATGCCAAATGGGAACAACCGCAGCAGGTTTTTAACAAAGGTGTGATACAAATACAGAGTTACATCGAAAAGATTAGGGCGAGAAACGCAAAAAGTAGAATATGAAGAAAGTTGCTAAGTCACTCGTTAAGAAATACTCGCCCCGCTGGTGGAAGCAACAAATCACTATTTCTGAGGACCGCCGTAAACGTTTTATAGGCGATGCTGAAGAGTCCATAAGGGTATACAACGCCCAAAAGCAGATCGACAGCCTAAAGGACGCTCAGCGCCGTCTAAACGTATGGTGGTACTGCATTAACACCCTACTTCCTGCCTATTACAGCTCTACCCCTAAAGCAGAAGTAAACCTAAGAAAGCGTACAGGTGGCATACCCTACGAGCTTGGTAGCATCATCCTAGAGCGAAACACTCAGTACTCCATGGACTGTCACTTTGACTTTGACAGGGTTGGATACAACGCAGCACTGCAATTCTTGCTTACTGGGCAAGCCGTTTTGTGGGCTAGGTATGAACCTAAGTTTGAGACTGTATTCCAGCAAATAGCCGTTATACGCAACGAGGACGGCTCTTACTCTGATGGTAATGGTAACCCCTTTACCGATGAGCTAGAGGACATTACAGAGGCTCCTGGCGGCATTCTACTGGCTTCTGTAAAGGTAGAGCAGAAGGTAAGTGAGCGAGCTATTCTAGACGTAGTTCAGTACAACGATTACTTCTGCTCAGACGCTAGAAACGAGTCAGAAATTGAATGGCAAGCCAAAAGAGCCTACCTGGATAGGGACCAAGCAACGGCATTATTTGGCGAAGAAAAAGCAGATAAGCTTAGTTATGACAGTGTCCCCGAAATCAGAAAACGAGAGGCCAGCAAGGACGGAAACAAACTAGAAGGTAAGGCCGAGGTTTGGGAAATCTGGTGTGAAGCTACCAATAAGGTATATTGGTTACAGCTTGGTTTTGATGGCGAGATTATAGAGGAAACAGAGCCACCAATTAAGTTTGAGGGTTTTTATCCTTGCGCTGTTATACGCCAGACTCAAGACCCTACAAGCATTGTCCCAACGTCAGATTACGCTCACGCTAAAGACCAAATACTAGAGGTAGAGCGCCTCACAACTCGTATCCATGCCCTAACTCAAGCAATACGACCTAACTTTCTCTACGATGCTGCAATGGG